CACCTGCTCTAAGTACGGTGTCATTGTGGATGGTGACGTCCAAATGTATCCTTATTTTGCTGAGGGAATCACGGAACCCGTAGGCTTCAAGCTACGGACTGTCTCTACCAAGGGCTTCCGTGCAGTGGGGGACATAAAGTCTGCTGGATTGTTCGGTCAGCAACGCTTTGGTAATCACGACCAGAATAGAATAGTAATAACCGAGGGAGAGCTAGACGCTCTGGCTGCTGACCAGATGTTCGGTAGTAAGACTGCTGTTGTTAGCCTCAAGGGTGGAGCTGCCGCTGCTGGTCGGGATGTTAAGGCTTCCTATAACTTCCTAGATGGGTACAAGGAGATTGTCTTTTGTCCTGATGCAGACAACGCAGGACAGGAGGCGATAGCTAAGATAGCTGACGTGTTCGCTGGTAAGCTACGCATCATGAAGCTGGACGCATCGGTAGGTAAGGACGCGTGCGACTACCTCAAGAAGGGCAAGACGGAGGAGTTCACTAGGGCTTTCTTTTCTGCTGCCGCTTATGTACCTGATGGGATCATCAGCAAGGACGACCTATGGGAGCGGCTAAACGCTGACCGACCGGCTGCCATGGGAGACTACCCTTGGGAGGCACTCAACAAGCTGACGTATGGCTTCCGTCCTACTGAACTCATCACCGTATGTGCTGGCTCAGGACTGGGCAAGTCGTCTATCCTACGTGAGCTAGTCATGCATGTTAAGAACACGACAGAGCACAAGATAGGTTGTCTGTTCATGGAGGAGTCGGTAGAGCGTACGGCTGAGGGCTTCATGGGTGTAGACCTAAGCACTCCGGTACACTTACCTACCTCTACGGTACAGCGTGGCTCACAGGAGTACAAGGACAGCTTCGAGCGTGTGTTCGGAGACGACAGGCTAATGATTATGGACGCTAGCTTCGACACTGGTGCCACTGTGGATCAGGTCGTGGCTCGGGTGCGCTACATGGCTAAGGCTTTGGACTGTAAGATAATCATACTAGATCACATCAGTATCCTCGTATCGGGCGGCCAGCATGGCGACGAGCGCAAGGCACTGGATGAGATCATGACTAAGCTACGCAGTCTAACGCAGGACACAGGCATCACACTGTTCGCAGTGTCACACTTGAAACGACCGGAGGGTAAAGGACATGAGGAAGGAGCAGCTACGTCAGTGGCGCAGCTTAGGGGCAGTGCTTCTATTGCTCAGCTGTCTGACTTTGTTATCGGTTTGGAACGGAACGGGCAAGCAGAAGATCCTACTGAACGGAACACTACTAACATGCGAGTACTCAAGAACAGGTTTAGTGGCGTTACTGGGCCAGCCGGCTCTTTACTGTACAACGGATCGACCGGACGGCTGAGCGAGTTCACACCACCGGAGGAGGAGGAGGTTATCTTATGAGTAAGATGGGAGCGTACGTACTAGAACTACAAACTAAACAGGATGAGGAGCATGCCCATGTACCGGCATATCAAGAGAGCAGTAGTAGATATAGAAACAAACCTAGCATGGTCGCACATATGGGTGGCCGGGGTGGTATACGAGAATGGCGACCACGTACTAGCAACAACACCGGACGACCTAGACAAAGCACTGTCGGGGATTGATGAGATAATCTTACACAATGGGATAGGCTTTGACCTGCCCAGACTGAGGGAGGTGTGGGGATATGAGTGGAATCGTGGGGTTGTTGATACTTGCGTATGGTCTAGGCTGTTGGAGCCTTCTTTGGATGGCGGTCACTCGCTCAAGAATCTCGCCAAGCTGGCAGGAGAAGAACTCAAGGACGACTTCGACGCAGCCGAGTTCGACCACGGACTCACTGAACGAATGTCAGACTACTGCATCCAAGACTGCCGAGCCACATGGTCAGTGTATAACTACCTTGCAGCTAAACACGAGCGACTGGGATTCTCAGATGCCTCACTAGCTAACGAGCAAGAGGTACGTAGGCTGACCACTAAGCAGGAGGAGAATGGATTCATGTTCGACTTCTCTCGTGGGTGTGAGATGTTCAACGCACATGAGCAACGCATGAAGGAGATCGAGTGTGAACTACAAGAGGTTTTCCCTCCCATCGTGGAGCAGCGGTGGAGTGAGAAGACAGGCAAGCAACTCAAGGATAAGATCACTGTCTTTAACCCCGGCTCACGGCAGCAAGTTGCATCTAGGCTTGAAGGCAAGGGCGCAGTGTGGAAGACACTCACGGAGACAGGCAAGCCAAAGGTGGACGAGACAACCCTTGCGGAACAGTCAGCTATACCTGAGGCAGCGCTGGTACTTGAGTACCTTACGTTAAGCAAGAGGCTTGGCATGCTGCGATCATGGATAGATGCAGTGGCAGACGACGGCAGGATACACGGGCGTGTGAACACATGCGGTGCTATCACTAACCGTATGACCCACAGTAAGCCTAACCTAGCACAGATACCTAGTGACAAGGAGTACCGCGAATGCTTCACCGTACCAGAGGGCTACAAGCTAGTCGGCGTAGATGCCAGTGGCTTAGAGCTGAGGATGCTAGCGCATTACATGAAGGACGAGAAGTACACAGACTTAATACTGAACGGAGACATCCACACGTACAACCAGAAGGCAGCAGGACTAGCAACAAGGGATCAAGCTAAGACATTCATCTATGCTTTCCTCTATGGGGCAGGCAATGAGAAGATCGGCCAGATAGCAGGAGGCGGTGAGCGCAAGGGGGGACAGCTTAAGAAAGCATTCCTATCCTCGACACCAGCCCTCGCTAAGCTGATCGACAAGGTACAAGAGGTGGCAGGTAAAGACGGCGTACTCCCCGGCCTAGACGGCAGGAAGATACATGTCCGGTCACAGCACGCTGCCCTTAATACTTTGTTACAATCCGCTGGTGCTATCGTAATGAAGTACGCACTGGTGATTGCAAGCAAGAAGCTGGACAACATGGGCCTACCCTACCGACTGGTGGCGCAGGTACATGATGAGTTCCAGATAGAAGTACCGGAGGATTACGCGGATCGGGTCGGCGTCGTCTTCCGTAATGCTATCAAGCAGGCAGGTGTTGATCTCAACATGCGCTGTCCTCTTGCTGGCGATACAAACTCTGGCCTAACATGGGCTGACACACACTAAGGGAAACAATCTATGACTATCAAATCTGATTCAGTAACAGTACGCGGCAAGCTTTCATTCATGCACTTGCTTGAGGCTGATGACTTCAACGGTAAGGGCAAGCCTATGTACAAGTTCCGACTCACTAACCTCAGCGATGCAGCGGTTGACGCTATCGAGGAGCGCTTCGGTGAGGACGCAGGGCTAGGCTACAAGCGTATTAAGTTCAACGAGGCATACCCTGAGGCAGGTAAGTACACAGGCTTTTCTTCTAGCTACCCTATCAAGGTGAAGATCGATGGTAAGGATGCTATCGTCAGCGGTAAGGACGACGCAGGTAAGGAGATGGCTAAGGTACTAGACCCTATCGCGTCACGCATAGGCTATGGTTCAGAGGCTGTGGTACGTATCATTGCAGACAAGAGTGATAACCCACGGGCTGCATTCATTGACATCATTGACCTCGTTACCTACGAGAGCGAAGATGAAGATGAGGCATATGACTCTGCTGCTGTCCTCTAATGGACAAGCCTAAACAGTGGGGCATCGATGGTGACGTGGTGGTGTACCGCGTCGGCTTTGCCTCCGACAAGAACGAGGACTCACTGGAGGATACACTCGCGGCCACGAAGGCCGCTCTCCAGTCCATCATTAACTCATGCGGAGACGAGGGTACGATCTACCTGACAGGTAAGAACAACTTCAGGTATGCCGTGACAGCTGACTGCTTCGAGTACAAGGCTAACCGTAAGGACGCAGGTAAGCCTACCTTCTACAAAGAGATACGCAGCTACATGATTACTGAGTTCGGTGCTGAGGTGCAGGAAGGACAAGAAGCGGATGACGCTCTTTCTATCGCTGCCGTACAGCACGGGCATGGTATCGCTACCGTAGACAAAGACCTAGACGGATGCCCCGGCTGGCACTTCAACTGGGTGAAGGACGAGATGTACTATGTCAGTGAGGTAGAGGCTGATAGGTTCTTCTATACTCAGATGCTGACAGGTGACGCAACCGATGGTATCCCCGGCCTGTTCAAGATGGTCGGTAAGAAAGCTATGCCTAAAGTTAAGGAACCACTACAAGAGATGACTGATCCCAAGGAGATGTACGACTACGTGTACACTGTCTACTGTGACGGGTACGAGGATGTTGGTATGTGCCTAGGTGAGATGTACTCTGTTGTGGATAGGTGGTTGCTTAACATAGGGCAGGCATTGTGGATGCGTAGAGAAGAGGGACAGATGTGGACACCCTAAAGACTAGAGAACTAAAGCCGTACAGGCTACAGCTACTAGAGGATCAGAATTATCTCTGTCCTCTGTGTAAGCTAGAGCTGCTGCCTGAGGACGCAGCCTTAGACCATTGCCATGTGACAGGGCATGTACGGCAGGTACTACACAGGAGCTGCAACAGCGCTGAAGGTAAGATACTTCACTGGGCTGGGCAGCGAAGCAAGGGAGACGACCCGGTTGAGTTCGTCGGTAACCTACTAGGCTACTGGCAAGAGGACTACACGGACAATCCCATCCATCCAACACACGACAAGCCACGCAAGCGGAGAAAGAGACGATGAACGGACGCGCATGGGAGCAACACGAAATAGATAAACTAACTACGTTCCATATCATGGGACTGAGCATACAAGAACAGGCAGACAAGCTAGGTAGACCCTTCGGATCTATAGCAACTAAGCGCAAGGCGCTAGGGCTTAGGTACCGGGACGAAGACTCAGCTGACGCTTACTTACTTAACGACATGTACGAGGAAAACAAGATGAAAGAACCAGACTTCGAGGCTATCTTTATTACACTGATGGGCATGACTGTGTTCGGTGTTCTAGCTGTAGGCGCCTACCTCAACGCGGGGTCAGGACTATGAGCCGCGTAGGTATTATCGGCGACACTCACTTACCTTATGAACTGGAGGGTTACCTTGACTTCTGCATTGAGACTTTTGAAGCATGGGGTGTGGACACTGTTGTTCATATCGGTGA